CAGAGTTAATATCACAATCGAAACCGATGAAGATGATTTACTCGGTGGTTATAGATTGCAAGAAGGTCAAACTGTTTGGCAGAATGGTCCTGTAATCGAAGCAATGGAGAGAGGTGCTATCCTTCTTCTTGATGAGATTGACCTTGCGTCTAATAAGATTATGTGTTTACAACCAATCTTAGAAGGTAATGGTGTCTTTCTTAAAAAAATTAACAAGTTTGTTAAACCTGCACCAGGGTTTAATGTGATTGCGACTGCCAATACTAAAGGTCAAGGATCTGAAGATGGCAAGTTCATCGGTACTAATATTCTCAACGAGGCATTCCTTGAGAGATTTCCTATTACTGTTGAACAATCATATCCTACTAACAAGATTGAAAGTAAAATCTTGTTAAATGTTATGTCCGAGAAAGGTCTTACAAAAGACGCTGACACTAAGTTCGGTGAAAATCTGATTAGTTGGGCAGACATTATCAGAAAGACCTTTTACGAAGGCGGTGTAGATGAGATTATCTCAACTAGACGTTTAGTTCATATAGTAGAAGCCTATACTATTTTCAAAGATAAAATGAAGGCTATCGAGATGTGTACTAACAGATTTGACAACGATACCAAAACATCATTTATGGATTTATATTCCAAAGTTGATGGTGGGGAAGATGTCTCCACTTGGGGTCAACCGGTAGTTGAAGAACCAGATTCCAATGATAGTGAGGATGATAACATTAGTTATTAAAAATCTATCTCATAATGTAGTCGAGTGGCGGTCTTTAGATCGCCACTTTGTATATGGCTTGACAACTAATTAAAAATATGATAGCATGAAAAAAAAGATGACAAAAACTAAAAAACAATTTAGAAAAGATGAACCACCAATACCATTTCACTATAAATTTTATTTGGTGTATTGGGAAGATATACAGAGTGATAGTGGTTGGCGTGATATCAAAGATATACAAAATTCTAAACCTGCCATATGTGTATCAACTGGTTGGTTGGTTAAGAGTGATAAAAAGGTTCACATCTTAATGTCAGATTATAATTATGATGAAAAAGGTGAAATGGCAGATGGTGGTAATACTACTGTGATACCTACAAAAAATGTAATAAGAAAATATGAGATTGAGGGATTATGAGTTTAGAAGTAACCGTTAGAAATAATAATGTAGATAAGGCCATGAGAGTTTTAAAAAAGAAACTACTTAAAGATGGTCTGATGAGAGAGTTAAAAGATAGACAATACTATTCTAAACCCTCTCTTGTAAAAAGAGAAGCAAGAAAACAAGCAATCAGACGATTGAAAAAAGAACAAAGATTGAAAGCTTTGAAAGACGGTTTTTAGAGATTACTTGGTATGAATAAGTTGCCCATATCAAATAATGTAATAAACAATGGCAACTATGACTTGAAGGAGTTGATATATTATGGGTAGAAAAGCCTTAACAAAAAAACAAAAAGTGTTAAATTTGTTATCAAGTGGGAAAGCAGTTGCTTGGACTACACTAAGAAACAAGTTTGATCTAACATCACCTAGAGCGATGGTAGATCAACTAAGAACTGAAGGACATATGGTGTATATTAATCAGACATCAAATGGCACTTCTTATCGCTTAGGTACACCTACAAAAGCAATTTTAGCTGCAGGCGTGAGTAAAGTATTAAAGGGTAATACACAAGAAATCGTGGCTGCTGGTATCAGAGCTTTATACGGCAAACAAAAATACGCTTACTCTAATCAGTAAGAGTAGTTTATCGTATAAATAGTAATGTCAGGCAGTTCGTAAGTCCTAGACATTAGAGGTAGAGTGTCTTCCGCAAAGACACCATTTTGAGTTTTCGCCGTTTCTCTACAAAAAACGGCACCACTGGTCCATTGGTCTTTGAGGTTATGAGAGCCATCAATTCTTTAGGGTAAATGTGGGTGAGACCTACCACTACCAGTTTTATAGGGGCTTGAAATTTTAAAAAGAGTTCTTATATAAATAATTGTGATACGCTCATGTGAGGTATCATTTAGATTAACTTGCTTAATAAGGAGAAAAAAATGACAAGACTATCTATATGGAACGATTTACGTCCATTCTCAGTAGGTTTTGATGACCTATTCGATCACTTTAACAATCAGTTAGAGATCAAACAAACACCATCTTATCCACCTTACAATATCAATAGAATAGATGATTTGAATTATCAAATCGAAATGGCACTTGCTGGTTTCAGTAAGAACGATATTGATATTAAATATGCTGATAATCAATTGACAATTAAATCAGTTGATGGTGAGGATAAGAAAGAAAAGGAAACTCTACATAGAGGCATTTCAAAAAGAAAATTTAGCAGAACATTTACTTTGGCTGAAGATATGAAAGTTAATGGTGCTGAATTGAAAGACGGAATGCTTTTAATTGAGTTAGAGAAAATCGTACCAGAGGAAAAGAAACCTCGAACAATTGACATCAAGTAATTGTCAATAGATAGGCGATCCTTCGGGGTCGCCTTATAAATAATAATACAGCAATTGAGGTTGCTAAAATATTAAACTTTTATAAACAAAGGAAATAACAATGAGTATAATAATAAAAAAATTGGTGTCGTCTGAAACCAAGTTCAATAAAATATCAGGCATACTTTCAACATTAGAAATTAATAAACTATATTCTATTAAAGACATATTAACTTTAATCGGACAAATAGATAATTTAAAATCAAACACATTAAAAAACATACCTAAACCAGTTCAGTTGTCAGGACAAAATCTGATGTCTTTAGATAGTTTGTATGTTGATATGACCTATCAAAGAGTATTAAGACTTCAAGAAATAATTAATAAAATTAAAGAGAGTGGTTTTGATATAGAAGCTGCTGGTTATGTTGATGTGGCAATAAGACCTGGAGGACCTGAGGGTATAAAAACTGTATGGGATGGTTTTAGAAGGTGTATAATGGCAGGGGTGTGTGGTTACACTCACATCTATGCTTCAAAAACAATCCACGATTCCCACGCTTCAGATAAAGATTGTCAAAAGAAAGAAGCGAGATTATTTCAAAAAAGAAATACCCAAGAAAAAATGAAACCTGAAGAAGTGTTTAAATCAGAGGTAGTATATGAAGATGGTTTAGCACTAAAAACATTAGACTTCATAAAAGATTGTGAACTTAATGTGGCAGGACTAAATCCTGATGGTAAACCATTAGGTGGTCTTACTGAACTTCGTAGTAATTTTAAAAGTTGGAATAAAAACTTTGATGATGAGGATATTGATCCAGATTCTGATGGCGGATACGATTGGGATGAAAAATACTGGATTGAATCTAGTAAAATAATAAGAGAAGTTTGGGATAAACCAACAGACGCTGTGGTTTCTGTATATCTTTTAAGAGATTTGTCATGGCTAAAAACTGTCATGGCACATTGTGATAAAACTTACAGCGATGATGATATAATAGAAGCTCTAAAAGAGTGGAAGAAAAAGAATAATAAACATAACCAAAAAGATATTACATCTACTGGTTTTAAAAATAAAAGAATAACATCTCTTTTTATTGCTAAACATATATTAAATGATGACAATGGATTAGTAAAAAAACTAACCAGTCATTTATCCGATGACCAAAGAGTTCTTTTAGGTGCAATCGAAATATAAAACAAATAATTTAGGGTCTTGCTTGACAAGGCCCTTTGATTATGTTAGAATATCATAAACAACAAATGAAGGTGAAATTTTTATTATGAAACTAAATCAAAACACACAAAACATTCTAAAAAACTTTTCTGAGATTAATACAAATATATTAATCAAACCAGGAAAAGAATTGAATACAATATCTACTATGAGAAATATATTTGCTAAGGCAAGTATAGATGAATCATTTGATACTGAGTTTGGTATCTATGATCTCAATGAGTTTCTTGCAGTAGTATCAAGTTTAAATAAACCAGAACTATCTTTACAAGATAAGTTTATGACTATATCTGCTGAAGGCAGTAAGTCAAAAGCAAAATACTTTTATTCTGATCCGTCAGTTCTAGTATCGCCAACTAAAGAAGTAAATATGCCAGAAGCAGAAGTTACTTTTAGTTTATCAGAATCACATCTTACAGAGTTAAAAAAGATGGCTGCGATTTTGAAAACACCTGATCTTGCGTTAGTAGGAACAAAAGGTGGTGATGTAGTATTAAAAGTATGCGATAAAAAGAATGATACATCTAATAACTTTGATATCGTTGTAGGCGAAGGTGCTACAGCAGATTATACTTTCTATTTTAAAGTAGAAAATTTAAAAATGATATCTGGTGATTATGATGTTTCAGTATCATCAAAGTCCATATCTCATTTCAAAAACAAGAAACTACCTATTGAATACTGGATTGCTCTTGAGCCAGACAGCACAATCAGTAAGTAATTTAAATTATATAATGAACGGAGTGAAATATGAACACAGACTTTTTATGGGTCGAAGAATATAGACCTAAGACTATTGATGATTGTATATTACCAACATCACTAAAAACACTATTCAAGTCCTTTATCAAGAAGGGCGAACTATCTAATCTATTATTTTCAGGCACACCAGGCATTGGTAAAACCACAGTTGCAAAAGCATTATGTGAAGAATTAAACTGTGATTGGATCATGATAAATGGTTCTGAAGAAGGTGGTATTGATGTATTAAGAAATAAGATTAAGAACTTTGCTTCTACTGTATCACTATCAGGTGGTAAAAAAGTTGTAATCTTAGACGAGGCAGATTATTTAAATCCACAATCTACTCAACCTGCATTGAGAGGCTTTATCGAGGAGTTTCATGCAAATTGTAGATTCATTCTTACTTGTAATTTTAAGAATAGAATTATAGAACCATTACATAGTAGATTCTCTAATATAGAATTTAGAATTAATCCTAAAGATAAACCTAAACTTGCAAGTAAATTATTTGAGCGATCAACATTCATACTCAAAGAACAAAACGTAGATTATGAAGATAAGGTTCTTGCAGAATTAATTAAGAAACATTTTCCTGATTTTAGAAAACTGATAAATGAGTTACAAAGATATTCAGTAAGTGGTACAATAGACGCTGGTATTCTTGTAAATGTATCTGATGAGAATCTAAAAACTTTAGTATCACATCTCAAAGGCAAAGAGTTTGGTGATATGAGAAAATGGGTTGTCAATAATCTTGATAATGATCCAGTTAAAATCTTTCGTAAAATTTATGATAGTATGTATGATAGTTTACAACCAGAAACTATACCTCATGCTGTTTTAATTATTGCTGACTATCAGTATAAATCTGC